CGGTTGATCTGTCCGGCGGGATCGTTGTCGGTGGGGGCCGCCCCGAGCTGATCCTCGAGGTCGCGCCATTTCTCGTCGGGCCAGCGGTCCGCGCCCGCGATCCAGGCGGCGGCGCGGGCGTAGACCCTGCAGTCCAGCGCCTCGTTGCGTTCGCGGAGCTTCTGCCATTCCAGCCGGGCGAAGCCGCGCTTGGTGCGGACCGTCACCAGTTGCTCGGCGACGAACTGCTTCAGCCATTCGTTCTCGACCCAGTGCGGCAGATGCACCGAGCCGGGCGGGAATGCCGCCCCCTCGGCCATGTCCTCCTCTGTCGGACGGGCCAACCGAAGGAATCGGTAGGTTTCGGCCTTGAAGGTCGAGACCGCGACGGTCCAGAGCCGCGCGCCGCGCCGTAGCCGCTTGCCGCCCTCGGTCGCGTCGACGAAGGTCGGCCCCGACACCGGGCTCGAGCGGTTGAACCCCTCGACACCCTTCACCGGCGACACCTGCGCGAAGCCCTGCGCCCGCGACCAGGAATAGACCGCCGGGGCCTCGTAGCCCGTGTCGATGGCGAGCCGCGCGATCCGCAGATGCGCGCCCCGTTCGTGGGGCCAGGACCGGTCGAGCAACGCGGTCAGTTCCGACCAGGCGTCATGCCGATCCGGCCCGCCCTCGATCACGACATGATCGACGAGCCAGCTTTCGAGCCCACGCCCCCATGCCCAGACATCGACCTCGATCCGGTCCTTCTGCACATCCGCCCCGGCGGTCAGGAACAGCCCTCCCGCGGGCACCGTGCCGGATGTCCAGCGCTCGCGCCGGTCGTAGAGCCGCTGCCAGTCGGGCGCTTCCCCGGTCTCGACCCAAGTCTCGCCGAGGATCGTGTTGCGGAACGCCTTGATCGCCTCGTCCGACCCCTGTGCCGCGTCCCATGCCCGCACGATCCGCTCCCAGCTCAGCCAGCCAATCGGCGAATAGAGCGCCGAGAGGTGATATCCGACCGTAGTCGGATCGGCGGCGACGGCGGTCGACCGCCATTCGCCGCCCTCCAGCATCGCCGTCTTGTGGTGTTCCGCGATTGCCGCGTCGCAGCCCTCGCAGTGATATTCTGCCGTTTCCGGGCGGCCCTTCTGCCAGCGCAGCCGGTCGAACTTCAGCCATTGTGCGTGACCGCAATGCGGGCACGGCACGAAGTACCGACGCTGGTCGGACGCCTCGAACTCCCGCTCGATGCGCGACAGCCCCCGGATAGTGGGCGTCGAGACCAGCAGCACCTTGCGCCGGTGAGCGAAGGTCAGCGACCGGGCCTCGGCCAGCGTCACCGGATCGCCTTCCTCGTCAGCCGAGGCCGGATAGGCATCGACCTCGTCGAGGAAGATGTACCGCGCCGGGGTCGAGCGCAGCCCGACCGCCGAGTTCGCCCCCGTCATGATCAGGATGCCGCCCGCGAACTCCTTCGACAGCATCGTGTTGCCGGCGTCGCGCGACCGGGCGGGCTTCACCCGCTCGCGCAACTCCGGGCTCTCGTCGATCAGCGGGTCGATCCGCTGGCGCGAGTTGCGCTTTGCCAGTTCCACGGTCGGCTGGACAGCCAGCATCGGGCCCGGCGCCTGGTGGATGGCGAACCCGATCCAGTTGTTGCCCGCTTCGGTCGCGCCGACCTGCGCCGCCTTCATGAATACGATCCGCTGCGTGGGATCGCCCGGCGAAAGCCGGTCCATGATCTCGCGCATGTAGGGCGTGCGCACGGTGCGATACCGCCCCGGCTCGGCCGAGGCGCGGCCCGAGAGCATCCGGTGCCGGTCCGCCCATTCCGAGACGGTCAGGTCCGGGTCGGGCCGCAGCCCGTTGCCCCACGCGCGCAGGATCTCGCCCGCGCCGTCGAAGTCCGTCAGGCCATCGCCGCTCTCATCGGAAGTCGGGCCGGACCTCGGCGAGATCGTCGAGGTGGGCGCGTACATGTCTTTCCAGCACCTTCTGCATCGCGGCTGGCTCCACGGTGATCTGCTGACCGGTCGCCTCGCTGCATGAGGCCGAGATCTCTGCCGCCATCAGCGCCGCCGCGCGCGCGGGCCAGTTCACCCATGTGTCCCGTTCCTCGCGCGCCAGCCGAAAGACCAGCGCCAGCGCCCGGGCCCGCTCGATCAACTCCCCCTTCAGCTTCTGAAGCCGGATGCGCCGCTCCTGCGCCTTCAGCACCTCGTTGGCCGTCTTCGCCTGCAGGAAGGTCGTGCCGCCGCCCACCGCCGGAACCGCCATCCCCTGTTCGCGCAGCGTGTCGCCGACAGCGGCCACCGCCGCCTCGGGGACGGGCTTCAGCTTCGGCGCGGGCGGTTTGCGGGTCTTCGACGGGTCTGTGGTATCCGCGCGCCGGGCGTCGCTGGCGGCCGCGTTGATGCTGCCGTCGGGATAGAGGACCAGCCGCTCGGCCGTCTTCGCTTTCTGGATCGCACCCCGCGACAGCCCGACATGCGCGGCGTACTGGCGCTCGCTCATGCCCTGCATTCTCAGCTCCGATTATCATTCAAGATCATGTGCTTATCGAGTTGATAAGCGTCGCGACCGGAGCGAACGTCACTTCAACGAAGCGATGCAACTCGATCAAGGAGCCACCAAGATGACCCGCAACGAGACCGACAACACGAAAGCCCTCGACGCCTTCCTCGCCGCCAAGTTCGAGATCGACGCGATGCTGGAGCGACTCGCCGCCCTCAGCGCGGACCATTTCGAGACCAGCCCCGACGAGATCAACTGGGGCCATGTCGGCACCCTGAACCACTACCGCGCCAAGCTGCGCGAGATCACTGACATGGCCTTCAACGAAGGAGAACACGCCGAGTGAGACGACCCGCTCCCGGTCCTGCCCGCCGACTGGCGGGCTCGACCTCGTAGAAGGGCGCGCATTCCGCGCGCCCCGATACGGGAGACGACGATGACCAAGCTTTCCGACACCCAAGCCCTGATCCTGAGCGCCGCCGCCGAGCGACCCGAGCACATTGCCCTGCCGCTGCCCGAGAGCCTGCGCGGCGGCGCCGCCGCCAAGGTGGTCGGCGCGATGCTCGCCAAGGGCTTCGTCGAAGAAGTCGACACCGACATGCGCAAGGGCGAGCCCGTCTGGCGCGAAACCGGCGACGGCCACGGCGTCACGCTGGTCGCCACCGATGCAGGGCTCGCCGCCATCGGCATCGAGCCCGAGGACGCGGACGCGGACGCCACGCCTGCGGACGCGACGGACGCGCCGACCGAGGATCCCGCGCCTGACACCCCCGCCGAGGCCAAGACGCGCACGCCGCGCGAGGGCACCAAGCAGGCCCAACTGATCGCAATGCTCCGCGCGCCGGACGGCGCGACTATCGAGGAGATTATGGCCGCCGCGAACTGGCAGTCGCACACGGTGCGCGGCGCGATGGCCGGGGCGCTGAAGAAGAAGCTCGGGCTCGAGGTGACCTCGGAGAAGGTCGAAGGGCGCGGAAGGGTGTACAAACTCCCTACCGCCTGACGCACCGGACCCCGACAAGTTGATGGCCGCCGTCCCGCCGGGGCGGCGGTCGATCATCCCCGAGAACGGACGAAATCGATGCGAAGAGCCTTTTTCGGACTTTGGCCCCTTTAGGGATCGGATCGAGGCATCGGACAAACTCCGTCCGCACGGAGGCGTAGGGAAGAAGTGCATACGCAGGCGGTGGCATCTGTTTCGGCTCTTCCGAGGCGTTTCTGCTGTGGCCCGATGGACAAGAGCCTTCTTCCCGCAGAGAGTGCGATGTCATGGATATGAGCGCGAAAACAGACAAACAAATTCAGAATCTGATCGAGAATCACCGCCGGGCCGGGAAGCTCGACGCCCCGCTGGCCATAGCGGCTATCGAAGAACAAGGTCGACGCAACAACGTGTTCAACTTCAAGGCCGGCATCGAATTCTTGTTGCAGGCGGCGCATGACGAGCGTCCGGTTAACTATCGGCAGTTGGCCGAAGCTGGCGGTGTCCTGAAGCCCGGCGACGTTTGGCACCAACACATGGCCCGGAAGATCCCACTTTCCCAAATCGTCGACTATGCCCACACCCACGACCTGCCAGCTATCACTGCGTTGATTGAGACAACGCAGGGAGTGACGGATAGTATTCTTGCAGGGTTCCAGAAAGGGCTGGACGATACCGGAATTCGCGTGCCGTCGGGCATGTCCATAAAAGATTTCTATTTCTCAGAACGGCAACGTGCCTTCGAATGGGCCGCCTCCCAAGAACCGCCGCTGAACCCTCAGTGAGTGTCCGCTCCGTCCTCATAGCCGCCGGCCGTTACCGCATCCGGATCGCCTCGAACAACCGCCGCAAGGCGAAGGACCGAACGATGCTTACCACCGTGAACACCGCGCCCATCTTGAGGTTCTGCACCAGCGTCGTGTGCAGCCCGAAGACTGGGAAGATCAGGATCTGCGTCACGACCGCGACGCCATAGCCGACGATCACGTTGGCGACGGACTCGACAAGCGACATGACGCGCGACTGTTTCATGCCACCGCCTCATCCATCGGCCAGCAGTTCAACTGCCAGAGTTCGCAGCGCATGCGCCGCAACCAGCGGGACCACGCCGTTGCCACAGAGGCGAAGCCGGTCCACCCGGTGGGCCAGCCCATCAGCGCCTCGACGAACAGCGGGTTCAAGGTCCGGCGCGTCTCGGAGGTATCGCTCCCAGCCATCGGCGTCACCAGGACCTGGCGGCCAAGCAGGCCGTTCACCGGGGTGTTCGCCAAGCTCGTCGCCCCGTCCTTGTGATCCCGCGCCGTCGGCGTCATCCACATCCCCGCCGCATGGGTCAGGTCCGCCGTCCGCCGGTTGCCCGCGCTCGGCTTGCAGCCGTCGTTCGCCATCGGCGTCGGCCAGTCCCGCGCCATGCGGTCCAGACCCTTCTCGTCGCGCCGGTCGCCGCCCCGGCTGCGGAAACTGTCGATCTGCGGCGTCGGCCACATCGCGGCCGTGGTCGCCAGGTTCATCCCGTGCTGACCCGCTTCCTGCGATGGCGTCGGCTTCGTCTGCCGGTTCTCGTTGGCGCTGGCCCTCGGTGTCGGCCAGAGCCGCAGCAGTTCCGTCCGGTTGCCGCCACTCGACCGGGTTCCAGAGCAGGCGCGCGGGGTCGGCCAGTTCGTCCCCTTCGCGGATAGCGAGGATGAAGAGCCGCTCGCGTTTATGGGGCGCACCGACTTCCGCCGCCGTGAAGAGGCCTGCCGCAAGGCGGTAGCCCATGCCGACCAGTCCGCTGGCAACTTCGGGGAAACCGAGGCGGAGATGATGGGCGACATTCTCGAGGAACACATAGGGTGGTTCGACCTCACCGATGATGCGGGCGACATGCGGCCAGAGGTGGCGCGGATCGTCGGCACCCCGGCGCTTGCCTGCGACAGAGAACGGCTGGCACGGATAACCCGCAGTGACGATGTCCACCGCGCCGCGCCACGGGCGGCCGTCGAAGGTTCCCACGTCGTCCCAGACAACAGCCTGATCCAGGGACGCGTCTTCCATCCGCGCCACGAGAGTGGCTGCGGCAAAGGTTTCCCGCTCGACATGGCCCACAGCACGATATCCGGGGATGGCGATGGTGAGCCCGAGGTCGAGCCCGCCTGCGCCGGAGCACAGCGAGAGGCCGAAGAGGCATGCGTCTGCCGTTCCGGAAGCTCGTCCGGAGGGATGTAAAGCCAAGTCATGCATATCTCAGGCTGCGGATTTGCGTTTGCGGGTCGGTTCGGGATCGGCGTTCGTGTCCGGCATGTCGGCCGGGGCATTTGCAGTGGCTCCGGCGTTGTCGCCCAGCCGCTCGGTTCTCACCTGCGCAAAAGTCCGGCCGTTACCATCGAGGATCGCCTCTCGCCCCGTGTCCAACTGCCAGCGCTCGACGGCGACGTCGATGTAGGCCGGGCTGATTTCCATCGCAAAGACGCGGCGGCCATTCGCTTCACCCGCCATGATCTGCGAACCTGAACCACAGAACGGCTCGTAGCAAAGCCCGCCCCGCGCCACATGCTGGCGCATCGGGATCCCGAACGCGTCGAGCGGCTTCGGCGTCGGATGGTCGGGCCGGTTGTCCTTCGCGAAGCTGGGTAGCGCCCATGTCGAGGGCAGGGTTTCCTCCGCCACCTTCGGCGGACGGTTCGGACGCCGCCAGCCCATGAAGCAGGGCTCGTGTTTCCAGAGATAGTGGGAGCGGGTCAGCACCCCGCGATCCTTCACCCAGATGATCTGCTGATGGACGAAGGCTCCGGCCTTCTCCCAGCACGCTTCCAGCATCGCCTGGCGTCGCGAGGCGTGCCAGCAATACCAGGCGGCATTCTCCGCGATCGCTTCCGCCACAGCGGCTGCAATGAAGCCGTCGTAGAGTTCGGCCCCTTGGCTGCTGTCGTCCCAAGTGACGCCGTAGGACTGGCTCCAGTCCTTGTTCCGCGTCGGGTGGTTCGATCCGTCGTAGTCGACGAGAT